CCCGCTCTCGGCTCAATGCGCTGAAGCCCTTCATTGCAGTTGTCCGCGAGCTTGTGGATATTCTCGGTCCGCTGTTGGAACCCGCCGCCCACCTTGATGACGAAGGTGAGGGCGGCGATCCGCAACCCCCGAAAAACCCCCAGCCTCCGAAGAAGCCGAAACAGGCTTCCAAGAAGGCCAAACCGTCCGACATCATTTTTGAGATTGTCCCCTAAAACTATCAGGAGGTAAACGAATTATGAAACTGACCCAAGAACAGCTCGCCAAGCTGATTGCAAAGGTGTTCTCTAACCTGACCGCCAAGTTTGCAGAGGCTGGCAAAAACGTGAACGACATCACCGCCGATGACATCCTTGCCGAACTCTCCGCTGTGCTGGAAGAGATGAACGCCGGTGAGGGCGAAGGCGCTCCCGCTGGTGACGGCGAGGGCAAGGGCGAAGGTGAAGGTGCTCCCGCCGGTGAGGGCGAGGGCGAAGGTGACGCCGAAGGCAAGGGCCTTGACGGTGACGAACTCATCGGCAAGATTATGGAGGCCCTGTCTGGTGTGCTGGCTACTGGCGATGAGGGCAAGGCTGGTTGCGGCACCCGCCGTGGCGACGGTAAGAGCGGCGGCGCTGCTGGCGAAGGCAAGAGCGCTACCGGTCCTTCCGCTTCTGGTGCTCCCAAGGCTGCGCCCCAGCGCAAGTACGCCAGCCTGTTCCTGTCCACCGGCGCATCCCGTGACGGCAACGGCGGCAGCGGCTTCAAGGCCCGCATCGCATCCATGTCTGCCCCCGAGCGCCGCAAGGCTGCTTACGGTATGTTTGGTCGCGCTGTGAAGTGCATCCATGCTTCCGGTGGCGACATTGACCGCGCTGCCTTCACCGCCGAGCGCAAGTTTGGCGATGCAGAGATGGCCCGTGAGTTCAAGGCTCTGTCCGTGACCTCTCCCACCGACGGCGGCTATCTGGTCCCCGAGGTGTATGCCAACGAGATTATCGAGCTGCTGTACCCCGCGACTGTCATCTACAGCCTTGGTGCTCGTAGGCTCGGTATGGCGAACGGCAACCTGAACATCCCCAAAATCAAGACCGGCTCCCGCGCCATGTTCACCGGTGAGAACCGCGCCATTCCCAAGAGTGCTCCCAAGTTCGGCAACCTGAAGCTGTCCGCGAAGAAGCTGACCGCTCTCATCCCCATGAGCAACGACCTGCTGCGCTCCACCAACTTCGATAATGACGTCATCGTCGGTCAGGACGTGACCAAGCAGATGGCTCTGGGCGTTGACTGGGGTGCTCTGAACGGCACTGGTGGCGAGTTCCAGCCTCTGGGTATCACCAAGAACAAGGGCGTTCAGAACATCGACGTCACCGCGCTGGATGAGCTGTATGCCAGCTCTGCTGGCGTCCTGACCGCCGCTTTCCCCAACTACCTCATCGCCTCCGTCCTGAAGAACAACGTCTACGCTGACGGTCTGGGCTTCGTGTTCAACACCAGCGTGGAGCAGTTCTTCAAGTCCCTGCGCGATAACGTGGGCGGCTTCATCTTCGCTCAGGAGATGAACGAGAACGGCACTCTGGCGGGCTACCCCTACCGCACCACCAACCTGCTGGAAACTGCCAGCGGCAAGACCTCCATCATCTTTGGCAACTGGAATGACCTCGTGATCGGCGAGCAGGGCGCTCTCGAAATCGAGACCAGCCGCGAGGGTGCGTGGACTGATGATGCTGGCAATCTGGTCTCTGCTTTTGAGAACGACCAGACCCTGATTCGTGCCATCAACAACGTGGACACCGGCCTCCGTCACGACGAGAGCTTCGCTGTGGCGACCAAGGTCGCTGTTCCTGTCTAATCAAAACAGGAGGTAGCCTAAGATGAAAAGAGAACTGATTCAGAACGTCAAGGTTCAGCCCTATACTTCCGGCGCAGCCCTCGACAGGACCGGGTTTCTGTCCGGTGTCATCGGCGCGGTCATCGGCACTGCTGGCGCGCTGACCCTGACCATCACTCAC